ATCTGCCCCATACCTTCGCAGGATGCTGGCTATCTCCTCACGTCTTGGGAAGGAGAAAAGAGTGCCCGTCAGCACCACTTTCTTGTGAAAGAAGGGTGTATCTTTACATTCTACCTGGTCATCACACAATGGTACTTTAGTTTCACTATCAATTTCTTTTCCTCTGAACATTCTTGAATTGAAATAGTCGGGCTTTGCATTGAAAGAACAATCCACGCCGCTTGCCTTCAGAAGGATTATTGCGCAGGCAGTGGCATCGCAAAGTGCGTCATGATGTTCTGCTAAAGAGATGCCGGACACGGCACAACTTTCTGCCAGTCCCATGTGTGTGATATCAAGGGTATCGATGACATCTTCTATTCTAAAGTCGATGTGGTAGGCATCAGAAGTCTGGTCCAGTACTGCCATATCGAAACCTGCATTGTGAGCCACAAGGATTTGATTCTCAAGATATCCCTTGATGGCAGGCCAAAGTTCCTCAAAAGTAGGAGCGTGTTCGACCATTTCTGGCGTTATGCCATGGACATGGGTGTTATTGTGTGACCTGGAGTCAGGGAAAGGCTTGATAAGAGAATAGAATTTCTGTACTATCACTCCATTTTCCACTCTTACTAGACCAATAGCGCAAGCGCTGGTCATTTCCGCTGTCATTGTCTCAAAATCGACGGCGGTAAAATCTATACATTTCATGGTTATTTATAGAAAAAGTTTAGTAAGAAAGGCGGGGCTATTGGCCTCGCCTTTCTAATACTTACTCTTTGTTTTTACTTTCCCAAGGTCGCTCATTAAGGACAAATATCACGAGAGCACCTATCAGGGTTGTAGTTATCAGGGCCGTGCCCAGTCTCTCATATCCGTTAAATGCTAGAATCATGGCTATAGCAGAGAAGAATATCGCCAGGAAAAGACCTATCCACTGGCCTCTCTTGCTCAGATTGAGGTTCCCTTCTATGATGGTTTTCTCCATCTCCCTCCTATGCTTAGAATTTTCCTCTGCCATGGTGATAATACGATTCGCAGCGTTGGGTACCACATCCTCGTACCCTTGGAGGTCTTCGGGTGGAGGAAGCGGTCCTTGGAATGATTTCTGTTCCATGGCCATGAAGATTGTAGCAGCCTCGCCACGCATATCTTTAGGTAGGCGCTCAATGAAATCATTTATGCTGACGGGGGGATTCTGTTCTTCCGGCATCGGCATATTCTTCTCCTCCACTGCCGGGACATTCCTCTTTGGGTTCTCCTTAGCCATCTTTACTGTCTTTTAAGATCGTCCATAGCCATGCGTATATCGCTGCCGACCTGTCTCCAGTCGCTAGCCATATCCGTAAAATCGTTCCCTTTAAGGTATTTCAGATATGGCCTGAAATCACCTCTTAGGGTAACTATACTTTGAAATCCTCTCAATACAGGCCTTCTGGTTTGTAGCCCGACAAGGTTTGGATTATCGCCAACCCTTACAGATACAAGGACCGGAGCCTTTGAAACGACATGTCTATGGCCTCGTACGTCTTTCAAAGAAAACCTCTTTTCCATAACCTTCCATTCTATTCGTTGTAGCTTTCAGGGGCAAAGTTACAAAAAATATTTATGATAATCACCAAATCAGTTAGCAAAAATGCAAAAAACCGTACTTGGACGGCCATGTCCCTGCCGAAAAAACAAGGCGAAGAATTTGCAGGAATATGTTGCAGAGCATAAAAAAGCCCCGGGCCTCACGGCTCAGGGCTTCCAAAAGCTCTTTCAAACATATTGTAAGACAGGTCTATCTATCAGGAGACCGTCTGCAATATCATGTCCGACTTGGATGATACCCTGCCTAATCTTCTCCAGGTTCTTCGCCTGTGGAGTCTTAATGCCGGTGGCATACTGGCGAAGCAAGGAAGCATTCATCCCAATGTAGTGGGCAAAGGCTGTGACGTTGATGGGGTAGTAATTCAGATACGCCCCGACATCAAAGATAAAGCGGAACTCCAAATCCGGAAACTCCTGTCCCTCGTTCTCAAGCACTTCCTTCGCCTCGTCGCGAGACACATAGAAGTCCTCTATTGCCAGGCGGACAGTACGTCCAGTGCCAATTAACCCGAACTTCAAGTCATCGGAATCCTTTGACATGAAGCAGGAGAATCCATCCTTACCCGTCTCTACAATAACGTCAACAGTTCTTGCCATTTCTATATTGTCTATTATTAACTTCAAATAAAGAGCCCTTAAATCATATTGCAACGAAGTTTCCCGGTGGAAAGGAAACCCGGGCTAAAGCCCGAGTCTCCGATAGATAGATTTCAAAGTGCCTTCCAGCACTTCTTCAGTACCATGTCGCGGCACCGAAACGGAATTTCCGTTTTTGGGGTTCACCCAGATGTCGTGACTTCCTCCGTGACGAAGTAGAAAGCATCCTGCTTTCCTCAACTTCCTGTACAACTCGTTGTACTTCATCATTACAATAGTTAAAAGAGCTCTTTTGTCCTGTTTGGACAATGCAAAGGTAACTATAAAGTTACAAACTACCAAACATTTTAATAACTTTTTTGTTACTTTTTTGATTTTTTTTGTTTTCACACCAAAAAAGCCCCCGATGCTCACGCACAGGGGGCTTCCACTTAACCTTAAAAACTAACTAAACATACGATGAAAATATACGAAGGTTAATATGGAAAAGTAAAGAAAGTTGGTCATCTTCGGAAACGAGTCCGTAGGAGGAGGTAGAGGAACCCGCCCACGCAGGACAGTGCCAGGAGCAGCAGGGCCGTGTTTTCCACTCGCTGCCTAAGCTTCTGCCATCGGTTGGGAGGTTTCTCTACCACTTGGATAATGGGTATGGTGTCGCGCTGGATGATGGTGTCCGTCTTATGCTCGCGTTCCTTTTTCAGCTCGCGCTCCAGCTTCGTCTGGAGTACCAGCCAGGCACGTTCTTTCTCCTTCATCTGGATGCCGTATTGCACCATTGCCGTGGAGTCCACCTCGCGGACCACCGTCGTTCGGTCTCTCCAGAAGCTGTCCACCTTCTCTATGGTGTCGATGTTGTTGATGTACTCTGTATGTACGGTTTCCACCGGCACATACTCCGTCGTGCGGCATCCCTCCAGCATGAGGGCGATGACGATAAGGGCTGTCCACAGTAGGATGAGCCAGAGTGCAGATTTCCTTGTGTACTTCATACGGCTACTATATTTGCATGGTTATCCTTCATTACCACCTTATAGGCCTGGCGACCCATCCAGAGGTTGGCTTCGGCCACGCGTCGCTTCATGAGTCCCAGGAGCGGCATTTTGTTGGCAAAATGCCAGCGGAAGAGCTGTTCGCACACGAGGCGGTCGCCGGCCTTGGCCTTGATGCGCCTGTAGAGTGTGGAGTTGCGGAAGGCCGTCCAGCCGAGGTTGAAGATGAACGAGACCAGGGCGTCGAACTGGTTCTGGCTGAGCCATGGGAATGTCTCGTTCAGTCGCTGCTCGATGGGGTGGACATCCTGGTCGAGCAGGCGGAGGGCCTCCTGTTCGGTGATTCGGTCGCCGGGCATAACGCCAGCTGTGTGGCCTATGCCTATTGTCCACACGCCTGCAGGACATTTGTATGCCTTCAGGACGCAGCCCTCGAAGGTGCGTATGAGGGCCAGGCCTTTGTCACTTGTCTTCATCTTGAGTATCTTTTTTGATGTATTCGCCTTTTTCATTGAAGTCTTTCATGCGCTCCAGCAGCCACCGCGGGGCGATGGGCACGATGGCATTCACGTTCTCCAGTACCGATATGGCCTCGCGGATGAGCATGTAGGAACACAGGTATGTGCCAATCCACTGCGTGGCTCCCACCACCTCTCCTCCTACGGTGTAGTTGGTGAGAATGTTCGAGAGGATCAGTAGTGCGAGATAGCCAACTATCTTCTTCCAGAACCGGCGCCAGAACTCCTCACTCGAGAGGTCTTTGTGGATGAAGGCCTTCACCATGCCCAGTAAGGTGTCCAGTGCGATTGCAACGGCAATCCACTTGGCGAACTCCCAATCCTGATAGATGTATTTCAGGAGTTCAGCCAGGACGGTGAACGGAGCAGCCGTTATGAGTGCTATGTTTTGAACTTTCATGGCGCAAAGGTATCAATATATATATAGAAATAAAAATACAGGAATTTCCCATGTATGTGCACAGTCATGGAATGTCATGGATTTTCGAACGTAATACGACTGTCGTCACGATTCCTTCATTTTTGCAGGAAATCGGGCGGCAATCGCATCCAAAACGGGGCAATCGGCTTCGTTTTTCCTCATTGGGCCCCGAATTGACATCCCGAAGGGGGGCAATTTGGGTCGGTTTTTATGAAAATTCCACGGTGTCGGAATCAAGAATCCCCTATTTATCGGGGTTCTCGGGTCGTGGGGCGCGCATAAAGCGCCCCACTGCTGTCTCTGCAGCCCCCACCGCCCTACGCTTGCGAGGCAATTGCCCCTCTATAGTGAGCGGAATATGTAAGGACTTTTTCCTTGTGTCGCTGGGCGCCCCGTCGCATCCGCGGTCGTGGCCACCATGTGGACACGGATAGGCAAGCACCCATACGCGGTTGTGACGCGTACATCATGGTGGCACGGTGTTGTCCTCAGGACAGCGCCAATACCCGTGGAGCATAGAGAGGCAGCGGACATGGAGAGTGCCTGGCAGCGACGCGACGGTGTTGCCCCCCATGGGGCACGTGGCGATGTGTGTACTACACTCTTCGTCACGAACCATTGCCTCGCTGCCATAAGGCTCTTTCTGTGTCCCCTGCAGAACGGAGTGCAGCGTGGTACTGGAGTAGTTCCTGGGACGACAAGGTGCACGTCATGTATGTGTGGGAGGGGACGGCTCTGGTGGGTGTGGCTGCCAGTGCCGCATTGTCCCCTTCCTGGGTGCGCAGGGGTGAGGGGTGGGGACAAGAGAGCGATACACAAAACCTAGTATTTTAGTTGATACTGCGGCCATGAGGATGCCGTGTCTTAGCGAGGAACCCAGCCATTACGACAGTTGCACCGACTGCTTGCATGGCTCCTATGAATGCACGGGAGGACTGGCCCGTGGTGTAGATGTCGTCGATGACCATTACCTTACGTCCACGGAAGAATTCGTCATCGATGTGTACATAGTGCTTGATGTTCGTGGCCAGCTCGTACTCACCAGTGACGTGGGCACGCTTCCGGCTACCGAATACCTGTACGCGGTCGAATCCGTTCTGTGCGCCAGTGAGCCGGCACAACACCTGGGAGAATCGTTTCCACCTGCGTACGTTAGCACACCGGGTACTGGCAGGTATGCATACGATGGTCACGTCCGACAGGTCCACAGCCCTGAGGGCAGCGGCCAACTGATGTGCTGCCCAGCGGCTGTAGACATTACGGCCATCCTTGAAGCCCAGGATCATCCGGCAGATATCCTGCTGTTCGAACGTGGCACGCTGCTGGTACCGACGCGGGATGTAATCGTATAGTGCGAACTTCATCATGGCAAGCACGTATTAAGTAGAACGACGCCGAGGGAAGAGGGCTGCCTAAGCAGCCTTCTTAACCCTGCGAGTGCGCTTCGCGGGCTTCACCTCTGCCGGTTCCTCCACCTGCGCACCCAGCGCATCGAGGCACTGGGTGAGCATTGCGGTGGCACGTTTCACGTCGAAGAGTGTGGTGCGGATGAACGAAGGATCCTCGCGGAGACTCTTCAGCCACGACTTCAGATAGGCAGCACTCTCTTCCTTGACGTGAGCGTCGAAGCCATAGCGGTGCGAGGTAAGCGCTGCACCCAGCTCGGCCACCAGCTCTTCGCGGGCGTACTCCGGAGAACCGAAGGCTGCACCGTCCTGCTGACGTTCCAGCTTGGCGTTGGTGGAGTGTATGCACTCATGGAATGCCGTGTTGTAGAACGACTGGCTGTCGTCGAACTGCGACTTCTCCGGCAGAAGGATTTCTTTCTTGCCAGGGTAGTAGCAGGCCCGGTCCTGATGTTCGATGCGGATGGGGCACAGCCACTTGCCATCGGCAGCCATGCGGTCGAAAGCTTCGAAGCTGAAGCCGTCGTCGTTCGGTTCGCACCGTACTGCAGCCACCGAGGCCAGCACCTTCTCGTAGAGATCCGGGCGTGCCTCGCGCAGGTTCGTCTGCTCGATGTTGAACACGTCGTACACCATGGTGGAAGGGAAGACCTTGTAGCGACTGCGTTCGCTATCCGACATCAGCTTGTAGTCATCATACTTGATGGTGTTGCCATCTTCATCCTTCACGGTGAATGTGGTCAGGAATACGGGGAAAGACTTCTCGCCTTTCAGGACGTGAACCCAAGGCAGTTCCTTGCCGTCGGCATCCACTGCGGGCACGCGTCCGTCGGCGCTGTCCTTGAAGTTGAGCGACACGCAACGGTTGTAGGTCAGGAACACCGGTATGCGGTAGTGCATCCGTTCACAGTGCATTAGCAGCATCAGCGTGTTCATTCCATTGTATTCACGTCCAGAGATGTTGCGAGGCCATGCCAGGCTGCCTTCTGTGAACCAGGGCTTTTTCCAGTCGCCCTCGAGGGTTTCAATCTTCTCGATCATCATGTCGGCGAAGAGGTTCAGGGCGCGGTCTTCCTTGCCCACTGCGTTTACGTTCTCTTGGTTGTTCTTCTTGGTTTTCATAGTTGTGAATATTTAGTTGTTAATTAATGGTTGTATGTTTCCCTTATTCATGCTACTTGCTCTACCTGGATGAAATGGATGTCCACGTACATGTCCTGAGCCATAGAGTCTGCAACGGCACAAGCCTCTCCGTAGCTTTCAGCGTCCACCTCGAAGTGGTACTGCTCGTTGTCCTCACATTCCACAGTCACCTGGTAGGTATTGGAGCTGCAGATGTTGCCGATGTGGTGGTAGTGGTGTCTCAGTCTGGATGTCATTGTGATGGTTGTCATAGCTGTAATTTTTTAGTTGTTAGACTTGCGGGCCTTGCCCCTTTGAATTTTTACGTGCATATAGCTGGGAGCAAGGAGAAGGATTGTAAATGCAAGAGATGGCCGAAAAAGTTTTGACCCATGGGGCGTCAGAGAATTTGGAAGAGGAGCAACTGCACCCCAAAATCTTCCAAACTTTTTCGAGACAATACGCCAGTGTGCCCTTGCAGAAAGACGCTTGCCCTAACTTTGCAAAGGAAAAATCGAGGGAGCGAGGCAAAGCAGGGCTCAACGGGAAATAAGCAGAACAACAGCACCGACAGCCCGACGACACGACAAACGCCTACGCAGGCCATCAGCGGTGGAGGGCCTACGGCAGCAG